CTCGTCAGTATTCCTTTACCGATCACTCCACCAACCAGCCTACCACACCCCAGCCCGGCAACAACCTCGACGGCGAGTATGACCGCACTAATATAAGCGTCGGTCAGGTTATCGACTTCGTCGGCGTCAGCTTGAACACCGATGGCACCCTCAGGACCGCCAGCGTGGGCAAGCCACAGCTCGCCCCGGGGGTCTTCGACTTCATCGCGAACGATGCCATCGCCGAAGTCCAGCCCCTGGTCGACGAAGCCCAGAGCTTCGCCAACAGCGCGTCCAGCTCGTCCCAAACCGCCCAGGCGGCGGCGACAGCGGCCGATCATTCCGCAACGACTTCCTCCGGCGCGGCGTCGACGGCGTCCACCGCCGCAAGTAATGCCCAAGTATCGGCGAGCGCCGCGCAGACTTCCGCGACCACCGCCGGCAACAGCGCCAGCGCTTCGGCAAACTCAGCTAGCAATGCGGCCGGCGATCTGGCCGCTTGCACGGACTATGCGGTCTTGACCCAGGCTTGGGCCGAGCACATGCCGGATACCATCCCGCCCAATATCCTCGCGGTGATGGACGTGACCGGCGATCACTGGTCATCGCGTTGGTGGGCCAACCGCACCATCCAGCACGGCAACGATGTCATCGCGGCGTTCGAGCGGTATTATCTTGGCGCCTTCGCGGTGCCCCCGACCGCCGATAGCCAGGGCAACCCGATCTCGACCGGCGCGCTCTACTACGACCTGACCATGGGCGCGATGTATGTCTGGAACGGCACCGGTTGGCAGCCGGCGTCGACGCCTTCACCCGTGCAAACCTACCGCACCATCTGGGTCGCGGGGGCCAGTCAGACGGTGTTCACCGGCAACGATCGCGACGGCCACCCGCTGGTCTATAACCCAGCCTCCAATCAGCAGATCGCGGTCTACAAGCAGGGCCTCTTGCTGGTGCCGCCCACCGATTACACCGCGACGCTCAACCAGGTGACGCTCACTGCCCCTGCATCCGTCGGCAACATCGTGCAAATCTGGGTGGAAAGCATCCCCACGGTGAAGCTCGACTGGCGCACCGCGAGGATCGACACCACCGCCTGGGTGTTCGACGGCAGCCAGACGACCTTCTTACTTAAGGACACCGCAGGTGCTACGCTCATCGTGGCGGCGGCTTCGGACCTCTTGCTTTCGATGGACGGCGTCTGGCAGCAGGCGTTCACCGATTACACTGTCTCCAGCTCGACCCTGGTCTTCGTGACCGCACCCACGTCAGACATGCGGACCTTCGGCATCGCCATCGTCCCGGTCCCGGACGTGCCGACGCCGCAGCCGGGTGTGACCTCGATCGACACGACCTCCTGGGTGTTCGACGGCGTGGCCGTGACCTTCCCGATCCTAGACCGCAGCGCGAACCCCGTCGTGCCGGTGGCGGCGGAGAACCTCTTGCTCTCGCTCAACGGCGTCTGGCAGGCGGCGGCGCTGGATTACTCCGTGGCCGGCAGCACGGTGACCTTCGCGGTAGCCCCGGACATCGATGACAAAGCCTTCGGCGTGGCCGGGCTGCCGGCGTTCGCGGCGTAAGGGGAAAGCCACATGACTGCTCGCGTTCAACAGGCAAGAGGCAGGACCTCCAACGCACCGCCCGCGAACCTGTCTCTCTTGCCGGGCCAGTTATATACGGAGATGGCCGATCCGGTGCGCCTCTGGGTCGGTGTCCCCACGTCACTTGCCGCGTCCGGCAACAAGCTGGTGCTGGATGCCACGACGGTGGCGCCACTGGCATCGCCCGTGTTCACAGGCGACCCAAAGGCACCGACCCCAGCGCCCGGCGATAATGACACATCCATATCGACCACGGCCTTCGTAAGGACCGCCCTACAGCCCTATGCGCCATTGGCATCGCCCGTCCTGACCGGAGACCCGCAAGCCCCGACACCAGCTACGCAGGACAACGACACGAGCATTGCCACCACGGCCTTCGTCAAGGCGGCGATCTCGGCTGGGCCGCCAGCCGGCGCGCTGATCAATGACGTGGCGCCGGCCGCGCTGCCCGGCACGCTATGGTTCGACAGCCTCGGCGGCCAGCTTTATGTGCGCTATGATGACGGCAACAGCCAGCAGTGGGTGACTGCGGCGAACATGACCGGCCTGGCGAACGCCGCCACCAAGGCGGACGTTGCACCGGCCTTCAACGCCATCGGCCAGAATTTGTTGCACAATCCGCTGTTCAATGTGGCACAGCGGGGGGCGGGGCCGTGGACGACGAGCGTCTATACCGCCGACCGGTGGTTCTTGGGTGTCAGTCTGGATACGGTCAGTCTCAGCACGGTCGCCGCAGCTGACGCCGACCGTTCTCAGATCGGTGACGAAGCAGCAAGCAGATATCTCCAATGTAACTTTACCGGCAACGCGGGTGCTGGCGCGGTCAGTTATGTGCATCAGCCGATGGAGGGTGTGCGCCGGCTCGGTGGCAAGACCGTGACTGTCAGTTTTTGGGCGGCGGCAAGCTCGGCGGCATTGAAGCTTGGCATCAACATCTATCAGAACTTTGGCAGTGGTGGCTCGCCGTCTGCCGGTGTGTGGGTGCTGGCAACCGGGAATGCCATCCCTCTTGCCACTACGTGGGCACGCTATACCACGACGATTGCGATCCCGAGCACAGCAGGGAAAACCCTCGGAAGTGCTGGCGATGAAGGCACTTGGTTGCGGTTCTTCTACTCGGCAGGATCAAGCTCAGCCGCAATGGCCGGCAACATCGGCGTGCAGTCCGGCACCATCAGCATCTGGGGCGTTCAGCTAGAGATCGCGCAGCCAGGACAGACGCAACCGACGCCACTGGAGAAGCCGGACCCACGGTATGATCTTGCGAATTGCCAGCGGTTTTATCAAGGACCACTTCCTGTGCAGATGGCTGGCCTCGCCTCAGCCTCAGGGACTATCGCTTATAACGCCACGTTTCCCACAACGATGCGTGCGACGCCGACTATAGTTTATAACTCTATCGGGCAAGTCGGTTGCAGTGGGACCAGTGTGGGTGCGCAAAGCGCATCGGTCTGGCAGTATTCAACAAATGTGACTGGTTCATACAACACGAATGGCACATTCACTGCATCCGCGGACCTCTGAGGACACCATGGCACAACCATACCAACTCATCACCAACACCACGATTGTGCTGCGGTAACCATGGCCCTCGACTTCCCCAACGCACCTACGACCGGCCAGAATTTCACCGGGCCTAATGGCGTCGTCTGGCAATGGGACGGCGTCAAATGGGTCTCTGGTGCCGGCACCACGGTGTATGCGCCCTTATCGTCGCCGGTCTTCGTCGGAGACCCGCGAGCGCCAAATCCGGCGGCCGGTGATGCCGACACATCCGTGGCTACGACCAGCTTCGTCGCCGCCTCCGTCGGCACGGCGCTGCACGACATCGGTCGCAACTTGATCCACAATCCGCTGTTCAATGTGGCACAGCGTGGAGCGGGGCCGTTCACCACGAACTCAGTTTACACGTTGGATCGCTGGTTCATTTCTTTCAACCTGGATACAAACTCCATCACTCAGCAGGCAGTAGCTCCTGGGGGTGTTGCTGGTGATGAAGCGTGTGCCTTTGTGCTTGCCAATAGCGGATTTGTTGGGAATGCAGGTGCAGCAGCATACACGGTGCTCACACAATTCGTTGAAGGCACTCAACGGCTGTCTGGCAAGACTATCACCATTAGCTTCTTCGCATACAGCAATGCAGGACAGAAGCTTGGGGTATCTTATGACCAGATATTTGGCACGGGTGGCTCGCCATCAGCTAACATATATGCTGCTGGTCAGTCCGTGACAATTAGTGCTGGGGTGTGGGCGCGTTACAGCCTAACGTTTGCTATCCCGAGCATCACCGGCAAGACGCTGGGCACGAACAAAGATGACAAGACAGGGATCAACTTCTGGTTCTCCAGTGGTTCTGGCCAAGCGACGCGTGCTGGAAATGTCGGCGTGCAGAGTGGCAACGTCAGTCTCTGGGGCGTCCAGCTAGAGATCGGCAGTCAGGCTACACCGTTGGAGAAGCCGGACATGCGGTATGATCTCAGCAATTGCCAACGGTTTTATTGCATCAGGATCATAAACCTGGCTGGGTATAATCTCACAGGCAGCCAAATGAACTGGCCGGTGTCCTTCCCAGTGACCATGCGTGCTATGCCGACCGTTGTTCTTGCTCAAAGTCTTGCAGGCAATACGAGTGGCGCCACCGCCGCCAATAATGACGCGAGTGGCTTCGCTGCTGGTGTTGTCCCGACTGCATCAGGGAACGCCTACTGGAACGGAAGTTTCACCGCATCGGCAGACCTCTGAGGACACCATGGCACAAGCATACCAACTCACCGACACCACGACCGTGCTGCGTGTCGCGGACAACGCATACATCCCGGACGACCCGGCCAACCGCGATCGCCAGGAATACGAAACCTGGCTGGCCGAGGGCAACACGCCTGACCCAGCGCCAGTGCCACCGGAACCACCACCGCCCGCGCCGCTGGAACTGCCGGCCGACCCAACGGACGACATGCACGCCGCCACCAAGGGCTACGTCGATAGCGAAGTGGCGGCGGTCACTGCACGACTTGACGCCGTGGAACGCGCACTCGTAGCCACGTCGAGATCGTAACGTCACGACCAACCCAAAGGAGCAATGTATGCCGTATGTCAAAGGTTACCTCGTAGCGTCCGGTGCCGGCGGTGGCGTCGATAACACGCTGCCCGGTGCACCGCCTGGGATCGACAACGCGCTTCCCGGCGGAGGCGGCGAGATCGACAACTCGTTGCCGCCGCCTCCG